ATGGCTTTTTACCTGATTTATTTGCTCAATATTCGTGTTGCATTTCGTATTGCATTTTTTAATTTTTGCTGCATTTTTGCCTTTTTTCGGAAGAATTTAGTCTCAATAATAAGATATATAAACATAAAGAAAGCCCGCATGAATACTGACTTTTCAGCAAACATGCGGGTTTTTGGCTTGGTGCCGGTGGTGGGAGTCGAACCCACACGGTATCGCTACCACGGGATTTTGAGTCCCGCACGTCTGCCAATTCTCGGAGCCCTTGATACGCCTAGGTTTGTGACATTTGACTTTTTAGCAGTTTCATTTCATACACAGGATTTATTATTGCTTTGAGTGTATCATGATTGCCTAATCCTGTCAACGAAATTTGTCTAATTGGAATTATTGTTATTATTTTCCTTTTCACTTTTATTTTCATAATTAGAATTATTTTCATCTGCTAACCGCTGTAATTCCAAAGAAACATTATTGGTATAAGGACTCAATTCAACAATGGTTTGTTTACTGATTGCACCCATTGCTCTTTGTGTTTGAAGTTCATTCATCATGGACTGTGTATCTACAGGACGATTATAATTGAAAGTAATATTCACTCCATAAAAATCCTCATCAGAAAATGTAATACTCTGCAATTCAAGCAACTTTCTAAAATATTCAAATCTTTTAAAGAATCCATCTTTAAGGACTTTTGTCATTGCCTTTGCTTTATTGTCTGTTTGACTGAAAAGTAATTTTAAACTAATTTCAGATACATTGGAAATATTACTTTGTCCTATTACTGCACTTGGCACACAAGCGACTGTATATAATTGTTGAAGTAAAGTATCCAATTCCAATTTAATACTGTTATAGTCCAATGTAGCAGACGCATATTTAAAATCTCCACCTGCTTCAAAATTGATATTAGCACCAACCATATCTTTACTGATCGAAGAATCTATTCCTCTGCCAACACTGACTCCTAAAGGATTCAAAGATAAAGTAGTAATACTATCGTCAAGTTTAGAAAGCAATGATTCAATCTTATCCATGATTGGAAATAAATCCTTCATAGGACTATCACCAAAGAAATTATATTCTGACTTGTCCAGTAAAGCATAATGAATCGGAAGTCCTGTTAAGTTTGGCTTTTCATCTTCCAATACACCATTCTGATATACTGATACTTTTTTAGGCAAATAAACAATGTAATGTTCTACACCTGTTTCTGCTTCTTTCCAATATTCTACAAATGCTACATAATTCTCTTTTTCATCATATACGGGATATGAATCTTCATTAGCAATTAACTTTCCTTTAATAACGCCATTATCAAGATAATCATATTCAAAAGCATTCCCATACTTCACTAAATCCTGCGCAACTTGATAGTCCAGTGTATCATATAACCCTTTTCTATAAATACTGTTGAATGATTTTACAATCTTCTGTTCTCCATTGATAGAAATAGGATTTCCTAAAACATAACTTGCATGGAAATTAACAATGCTCTGCAAGGTCTGCAATATGATTTTAGCGGTCGTATAAGTTTCACCTTTAAACTTAAAATCAGGTCTATGTAAAATCTTATGCAAACGCAAAAAGTATTCTCTAATATTTAAAACGTCCCCTATGCGCTGTTGATGTTCTGTGTCTTGCGGTACATCTATCCACCAATTCGGTTTTGTCATATCAACCATTTTATCACTCTCCTTTAATGATAATTGATTCCACATTTAACGCCTTGTAATGCCATTCCCATAGCCATACATAAATCGTCATGAGAACCTATAATTGCCCCCATCTTACCATCTTTAAATTCAAATACTTTCATTTCCTGTAATAGGTCTTTGCTCTTAATCATCATTTGCTTTGTTTCAAACATTTCTACAAAATCATTAACCAACATAGGTTTTGATTTTTGGTTTGTCTGCCATCCAACTTTCGGAAGCATGCAACCCGATCTTGCATCATACTCCATGTAGGAATACATATTTCTATAATGGTTTTCAGTATATAATTTTTCAACTACCGTATGCCCTGCACTCATTTTTTCTACAATCAAATTTGCGTTATTGTACCATGTTCCGATATTTCTAATTATTTCAGCATAAGCATAAGGTTTGATTTTATTGCTCTTGAATTCAGCGTACTGTTCACAATTAGCATCAATGATTTCAAATGCCGAATAGTCCTTCCCTACACCCTCGCCGGTATCTACACCAATATAGAATTTAATGCCTTTTACAGGTGTTTTCCATATCGTCAATCCATTGTTAAACCATGAGCGCAAAACAACAGGCATTCCAACAGGTTTAATAGTAATTGGTTTGAAGTTATCTATATTCATAAGGTTTTCATGGATAATAGCAGAATCAAAAATATTACTGCCTGTACTTACAAATGCTTCAATAGGTTCAGAAGGAAATTCCTGTGCAAACGCTTGTTTACTTGTATTTGCAATTTTTAATCTTCTCCATACAATTTGTTCTATTGAAGCACCTTTTTGTATAAGCATTTTTTCATCTGAATTCAAATCTTTTTCCTCTGGTAATGATTGATGCTGTGCTAAATATCTCTCACAGAATTCTTTGTATTCTTCCTTAAACATTAATTTATCATCAATCCATGAGAAGAAAAACGGCTTGTACATATTTTCCCCTCGCTCTGCTTTAGCCCATAACTCCTGAAAATAGTTCATGCCATTAGCAGTAGATTCCAAAAGAATAGTGCCATGCGGTGTTAATGCCTGTTCAATCGCAATTAATTGTCTTTTAATCGTATCTTTGCAAAATCCAACTTCTGAAATATGCGCAAATTGAATTGTTGCACCACGGCTTACATCTTTATTTCCGCAAGTCGTACAAATAATATGACTGCCGTTTGTGAAGCGCAATTCTTTTTTATTGTTAGCATAGATAGGCACTTTAAAAGGTTCTGCCATGTCATTATAAAGTTGTTTTAACTTTGTAAAAATTTCATCTGCTGATTGAATACTGTATGACATTAAAAGGCAAGTGCTGTTTGGTTTTGTAGTTGCAATATAAATACTTTGCGCTACAGCTAAAGTAGAAATTCCTAACTGTCTCGATTTCAATATGATATTGTATTTACTCTCATTTTGAAGCAAATACTTCTGTTGTTCGTTTAATCTGAATGGTACTAAATCACCATTCTTATTGACTACTTTCATCAGATATTCCATAAAGTATAGAGGAGTATTATACAGTTTAAGAATTTTCTCTCTTGTCGTTAATCTCATTTCTTGCTATCCTCCTTTATATACATAAAAAATTAGAAGCATTTTAACGGCTTTTATAAAATAGTAAAGTTATACCGCCTATCTATAAAAACCGCTGAAACGCCTCTAAAACATAACGTAATTATATAAAACTAGATTACTTTTCTAATTCATTATCTGGAATTCCTTGTATAATATCTAAAATGTCACTCTTCTTATCATCATTAAAGAATTGATTGGAAAAATCAATAAATGCCTTAAAAGCATTGGTATCGTCCTTTGCCTTATCATAATAGATGTTATACAATTCAATCATTTTCTTTTGATGTTCACGCTTCAAAAGCCATTTAACCGCTGTCTGTACGTTTTCCTCCATCAACCAATTTTCGGCTGTCTTTTCTGTTACTCCTGCTGTAAATACCTTATAGTTATTCTTTAGATCATCAAAAGTTTCAAAGTGTGCCGGAAGCAGTTCAGGTGCATATTTCCATAAAATGTAATATGCTTTTGTTTGAGTATGTACAAGAGATATTAAATGTAAAAGTACACTTTCTTCCTGTGAAGTCGATTTTCCTACTCCAAATCCATCTGTTTTTGTAATGGTATTTTTTCTTCTTGCCATTATTTATCACCTAGTATTTCTAAAATCTTATCTAATTTCTTCTCACAACGGCATAATTTATCCCATACCATATCTTTTTCAATTTTATCCATAGTAGCAATTACATCTTCTATTGACTTAATGTCTTTGTCCGTTGCTGTCTTATTCTCCGCATAAACCTTTTCATTGTTTTTAATAGCATTGTTTAATTCTTTATTCATAATAATACTTCCTTTCAAAAAATGTGAATTTCAATCAGGGGTTTTAGTAGTAACTGATAAAAGAATATATTCTTTATCAGTTACCCCCTAAACCCTCCATACTACTTATTGACAATAATGAATGGATAACCATTACACACTACATTATATTGTGCTTTTATCTTCTTATTTAACCTTATTTTTTGGAATTTACCAACTGAAAGTATTTGTGCAATACTCCGTTTCCATTGTAATTCTGTTTGGCCTTTACCTCTAATATCAGATTCAAGGCAATATCCTTTTTCATTGATAATATTACAAAGTTTATTTATCAATTCTAAAGTAGCATTATCCGACTTTTCAGAAGTACCTTTACTGTTTTCAAACTTATATTGAGAATAAACCTTGTTAGCAACTTCTATACCAAAAGTACGAAGTACATATTCCCGGCTTAATCCTTTAAGTGTTACATGATTCTCTTTTAGTGTTTTAGCAATTTCTTCACTATTGGAAAATGACATAACCCCATATTCATTAAAGCTATAGAATCCTGTTAATTTCTTATGACCGCAAGCAATAGCGATTTGTTGTGCTTTATGCAATTCCTTTTCTGGAATCGCTTTTACCTGCATTTTGTTTATCATGTTAAGTAAAGAAAATAATACTAATGACTGTGATAATACAATCCGTCTATTGGGTTTAATTCCACATACTTGCATTAACTTATCATATGAAGAAAAGAAAAATGGATTTCCATTTATCTGCATATCTTCATTTACAAGTGTACTGAAATATAAAAGAATACTTTTCATATGACATTTGCGTGTTCTAATTAAAGTTGATAATTCTGGAAATGTAACTTCTAATTCTTTGCTGTCAAGATAATTAGCATAGTCAATAAGTTTTTGTTTCCATTGTTTTGTCCAGTCGGATTCATATAAAGTTATTCCATATACTGATTTTATAAATTCTATTGCTTTGCTTCTGGAGCATTGTGCTAACTTTTCTGTTAATGAAATAATTGTAAAAGCATGACCGCATCCAAAACATTTATAAATTTGTGTTCCATCATCTGTTGTCCAAATACAGGCACTCGGACTATTATCCTCATGTTCAGGCAGAATACAACTAAATTTTTCTCCATATTCAACGCCTAAATATTCTGATAAGTCAATGGCATTGATAAATTTAAAAAGTTCATCTTGACTATGTACTTCAATCGTTGTTGGGTTATTGATAGGATTTTTATCCAATAACTCTCTCATCTTGACTACATCTAAATGTTTGATTGCTTCTATGTTTTCATTTAATAATTCTTTATTGGAATAATAGTTTAGTTTTTTTTTACAAGTTTTAGGTTCAGTAATCTTTTTAGGATTCTGCAAATCTTCTTTATAATACTTATCAATAATTTGTTTCGCATTAATCCTATTATTATAGGTATCACAAATTAGTGACCGCCCTCCGAAAAAGATTCTTGTACAATCCTTTGTTACATTATCTGATTTATCAAATAAGGAAATCAGAGTATTTTGTAATTTATTCCTTGTTTCAATATCAGTGATAACCGTATCAGTACAAAATACTAATCTAAAATGATGCTCCTGTTCTGTATGACTGAATGAAGTGTAACCAAAGCAAGGCGATATACTTAATTCCTTGCATTTATTTAATTGCTCTTGAATAGTCGTTTCATGGTCGAAATCTAAAGCAAATAATTGTTGACTTACCCAATCTACCGACTTCCTACCATTCAATAAAGCAGGTTTAAATGTTGCTCCATGACTTAATCCATTTGCCAAATTTTCAATACTTATATTTGTTTTGACAAGATTCTTTTGAACCTCTGCTATTTCATAACCGTTAGGTTTATCAGTAAATCTTTTATTATAATACATACATTTAATTTTCATTTGATTTTCTCCTTTTTTACATACAAAAAGGACTACTGCAAAATACAGTAGCCCTCATATCATTTTCTTATTTTATTGAATCAGCGATAAATCAGCGCCGAGTTACATTTCATCTGGTCTTTTATACTCGTCTAATGCTTTCCTGATTTCAGGTGAAACATCAAATACCCAAAAACTACATTTACTGTTTTCATTGAAGCATTTGAAAAGATACCTGAAACCATTATCTTTCAGATATAACATTTTCCTGCAACTATAAACGATAATGAATCTCTCTCTAATAGATTCTGTTGTTTCTTCCTGTGTCATACTTTTATCCTGCCTTTCTGCATATCGAATATTGATTTTTGAATGTTTCCGCTGTTGTTATAATTGAATCAGCATTATTTGTGTAAATGTTTTCAACTGTATATCTGCTGAAATTATCACGCTTGACTTTATATGCCAACTCAAATTCATATGTTGGAATATGTGTTTTGACATTACAATGCAAATGATTATTCTGCATAATAATCTTTTCGTTTAAATGGTAATGGTCGATAAAGTCAAAGAAATATTGTCTATCTTTATGTTCCTGTAGAATAGGAAGTAAATATTCATCTAATTCAAACAGTTTTGTCCAGTTAATCATTACATCTCTGAATTTGCCATTATATTTGTAATATCCTGCATCCCAACCATCTATTACAATCATTGCAGTTAATTGTTTTTGAGAATATTTAGATAAATCCCTGCCATATAACGCAATTAAAAAAGATAATGTACTACCATTGTATTTATGGTAATAATCTGTTGCCATGCTCTTTAATTTATTAGGATTTATTGATTCTGGATTCTCTATAAATGTGTAGTGATTATCAAAACATTTTCCCTTTGTTATTGATAAATCAACATAAATAGGTTCTTTACCTTTTGAGCGTTCAGGATTCAAATACAATCCATCTTGTAAAGAAAAATAGCCACCTATTTGTAATCCAAAAATATTTCTCAATAGGCAACAAGAGTAATAACTATCAAAGTCATTTGACAAAACCATAAAATATTTATCTTTATCAATATCCTTATACCATGCTGGAAATTTATCTAATAATTGCTTGTTCATTTCTTGCTTTTCGCAAGAGTTTTACAGTTGGTTCAAACGATATTTTCTCTATCTCCCATAGGATTTACTGCTTATCATCATTACTCCCCTCTACCTGTAATTCCATAAAATACTTCATTGCTTAATTCCTCCTTTTGATTTTCATTTGTTAAATATTGTTTTCTTACCTTTTTCCTTAATTAATGTACCGTTCTGTTTTCCGGCACTTGCAAGGTTCATAGCATCAATAATCTGCTGATAATTATTATCAGTAAATGATTTCTTGCCTTGTTCTATTTGTCCTATTAACTGTGGTGATACATCACAATAGTTTGCAATATCACGTAAGGACAAACCTTTGTACTCTCTGATTTCTTTGAATTGATTTCCTGTTATCATGTTAGAATTACACCTCTTTCATAGAAAATATAAAGGTAGTCGTTTTTTCCGACACCCTTTTCTATGCCTATTAGCATCAACTAACTAGTAGGCATAGAAAAAGCCGGAGCATCTATTGACACTCCGACCTTTATAAAATTATTTACTTTATTCGAATCCTAACAAATGTTTAATTAAACAACTGTTTTACGAAGTACAACAATACCTGTATCATCCAAAAGTTTTACAGCATACAAGGAAGAAGCAGAAATATCCGTTGCAAGAAGAAGCGGATCATATCCTTCTTTATATGTAATGTTTTTCTGGAATACATAAGAAAGTGCATCTTTCTTAACAATATAGGTCTTGCACTCACTCTTTGTAGAATCATAAGTACCATTTGCAGTACAAATAACTGGTACACCGAAATAATGACCGATAACGCCATTCTTGACAATACCGTTACCGTTGGTCTGATAAGTAAGGGCGGTATTTATAAATTCTGTCATACCTGCAAACTTAGAGCGCAAACGAGGATTAATAACAATAGCGGCAAATGTATCTGTATCAACATTATCGCCAAAGTTATCAAAACCCAACTGAAGTTCAGCGGAAGTAATACTATCTACTGCGGCTGTTGCGGTTTTAAATACAGTGTTATCTGCTTCTGTTGCAAGGTCTGTATCAATCTGTTTTGCCATAGCATCACTAATTTGTTCAATGACACGATTCTGCACATCTCCTTTAATCTGTGCCTTATCAATATCATAGACACGGAATGGAGAAGCAATATATTTGATAGTTGCCGTGCTGTCACTCATATCAAGTTCGGCAGGGGTCATAGGAGTACCTTTTACAGGAGTAGTAATGATTGCTGTTCTCTTGATTTTAGGAAAATGAACCGTATCGCCATAGTTCTTAATTTCAGGAACCATAGAAGTAGCATCTACAGAGACAGAGCCCCATTTAAGAGTAGTACCGAGTTTCTCATTAATTGCATCAGAAAATACTTCTGGAATAAATAAATTAGCCATATATAAACCTCATCTTTCTTATTTATTAAAATTGTTTGTATTTTTTACATTCCCATAAACTTTTTAGCAAGTTCAGGGTTAGAGTTATAAAACTCCTGCTTTTCGGAATAACTCATGCTATTCCACTGATCTTTAGAGATTTCAACATTGTTTGTGTGTCCAGAAGGTTTGAATCCTGTTTCTGCTAATTTTGCTTTCACAAGATTATCAATAGCAGTACCAAACTTTTCAACGTCCACATCATCCCTTAAATATTCTGCAAAAGAATTGTCAAGTTTCTTATTTGCAAGTGATTCCTGCAATGCCATTTTCTTTTCTCTTGCTTCAAGTGCGGATAAACGATTTTCATAATCCTTTTCTGCATCTGTCTTTTCTTTTGGCAGTTTTGATTCAAGGTCTTTAATTTTTGCAGAATAAGCAGTACGGAGTTTATCCTCTGCACTTTGAATTGCTTTCGCATAATCTGTTTTTGTCATTGTTACTGTTTCTTCTTGATTCTGTTCATTAGTATTTTCTTCCAT